TATGCCGAGGTGTGCTATAAAGATGGCAAGACATCCTTCTCTGTCAAGCCGAGAGAAACATTAGATCCCGCCAACTTTAAAAGCCTGCCAGATATGATATCCTATCTTGGATACCCCTTCTGGATAAGGGCATTCTGTTTCTTGAAAGTTCGGGAGGCAAACAAAAATTTTACGCAGAAAGAATTCGATGATTTTGTGCGTGAAGTTGAGGGCATAAAGAAATATGTTGACATCGAGGCAGCTTTGGTGTATATTAATAAGACGATCAATCCTTTGATGATCTCTAATTTTGATGGAAAGCCAACTTTTAGTTTTTAGGTGACATATGACATGCTTCGTCACGCTCGACGATAAGAGGGAATGCGTAGGCGTCTTTAGTGACGGTGAATTGCACTTCAACAACCTCCCAGAAAATTTAACTCACACTTGGAAGCCAACACCTTCCTTGGGATCTATCTCTGCCTCCGAAGCAGAGTTCGCGTACATCTATGCAGACGGTGCCAACTTGGATGAGCTGTGTCCTGTAGATCTAAAGCCCAAATGGGACACTATCATTAAACGAATGAAGGCATACAAAAATTCCTTCCGAGAAGCGAAGGTAAACCTAGCAGAAAACTGCATCTTCGACTTGATACCACTCCAGTATCTCACTGAGTATTGTTACCTCAAGACAGAGATCATAAAACATGCTTTTAAAACCCTAGAAAAACCTCAAAACTACGACTTCATGAGGGGGCTGCTCTCCTTACTTAACGAAATTGAGGGGCAAAAAATCAAGCTTAATGTGGGTGTCTTAGAACGTAAGTTACACATCAAGAGAGCGCGAGATTTTGCCAAGGATTTGCGCCAGGGAACGATGCGCGCCTTTGTTTCGTATGATGCATTTAAAACAAAGACAGGAAGACTTTCGGTAAAAAAGGGATCCTTCCCGATACTTAATTTAGATAAAGAATTCCGTTGCATCGTCGAACCCACGAACGATTGGATCTTGGAACTCGATTACAACGCAGCCGAACTCAGAACTCTTCTTGCTCTGGCAGGAAAGGAACAACCACGCGAGGATATTCATCAATGGAATGCAGCCGTTCTAGGCGTCTCAAGAGAAGAAGCAAAAAAGTCCGTAATATCGTGGTTGTATGGCTCCAAGACATCCGATATTGGCGAAAGACTTTCGCGGATGTACGAGAAAGAAAAGGTTCTAAATGAGTTTTACGATCCTGAGAAAGAGATCGTGACGACTTCGTTCGGGAGAAAGCTTAAAGCCGACGAGCACCACGCCCTCAACTACCTGGTTCAGAGTACGACGGCAGATCTGGTGTTTGATCGCATGTTGGAGATCCGAGATCTCCTAAAAGGAAAAAAAAGTTTCATTAAATTCTGTCTTCATGACTCGGTGGTGATTGATTTAGCGCACGATGACCGCGCCGAAATCAAAGAGATTTTCAAGATTTTCTCTGCCACGAAGCTCGGAGAATTTGTCTCATCTGTGTCTGCCGGAAGGAATTTTGGCAAGCTGAAGAGCTTTAACATTTAAGCGGATCTGCGTTATAATAGATCTGCAGGAGATCACATGATAAATATTATTGGACTAGGCGACATGGGATGCAAATTGGCTGACGAGTTTGCTGTGCACGACAATTACGATGTCTATAAGTTGGGGATTGATTTGCCCAAGGGCAAGCGGTCTCGCGGGTTCAAAAAACAAAAAAGCCCAGAGAGCTATGAGAAAAACTGCCCACCAATGAAACACTTTTTTAAGGACTTAACTGGTAGAAGTATCTTTATTGTAAATGGCGGAGAACAAATCGCTGCAGCATCTCTCAGGGTATTAGAACATGCTCGTCCATGGTCCACTACAGTTGTATATATTCAACCAGAATTGTCCGCTCTTAACGAAGAGACAAAACACAGTGAGAATGTAGTGTTCAGCGTGTTGCAGGAGTATGCACGTTCGGGAGCTATCTCTAAAATACTTTTGTTTGATGTCCACAATGTTGAAGAGGCAATGGGTGATGTACCCATCATAGGATACGAAGAGACGATGCATAAGTACATTGTCTCATCGCTTAACTTGATTAATTATTTCGAACATTCGGAACCAGTCTTGAGTGTCGATTCAGAGTGCATCGACTGGGCTAGAATTATGACAGTCAGCATGATTTCTCTGGACAAATCTCAAGAAAAGAAGTTTTTTGATCTGCAAGACGTGCGAGAGCGCATGTATTATTGCGGGATCAATGAGGATGAATTGAGGAATGATAATAAATTACTCACCAAGTTAAAGGACATCATAGATGCCTACCGCGAGGGTGAACAACGAACTTCATATAGGGTGTACTCCACCACATACGAGGAACCACACGTCTTTTGCGTACAATCTTCAGCGATGATACAAAAAAGATCTGAAAGTGCTTGACAGCCCTTTTGATCCGTGGTAAGATTTAATTTTACAGGAGAAAGATTAATATAATATGAGCAAAATAATTTTAAAACGAAATACATACAAACCAGTCAAGAGAGTTACCTATGTTGACCCAGACAATGGCAACGTTACAGAATTCATAGGGGATCTGGAATTCCGCCATCATGGAACGGTTAACCGTCGCCCAAAGAGCAAGCAGATTCGATGCCTCGGCACGTCATCTGACGGCATCCGCACGAAGATTAAACAACTTGCTGAAGATGGTTTGAAGGATGGCATGTGGCTCGAAGGCGATGACGCCACCGACGGGCATACAAGACTTGCTGCTATTGACGAGGGAGATTTTGACCTTTCCGAGTTTGCCGATGGGCTGCCCTTTTATCGATTGCGGGGAACACACACGGAAGAAGATATTCAAAATTTTCAACTTGCAGTAAACAAGAAGATCGATGATTACCAGGGAAACGATGAAGCTACCATCAAAGAGGTACTAGAAGATCGCCTGATCACTGGCTCAAAAAAGAACGCCACTGAAGAGGAGAAGCTGGCGGAGTGCAGAAGGGTTGTTTGGAACTCTGTATCTTCTCGCTGGTCGACAAAGAAGAAGAATAATTTTGCAAAAGAGATTTTCAACGATTGTGTCGAAAACGGTATCCAAGCCTTGGCTCGAATTGAGGGTTATAGCGTAGGCATCGTTTCGGGCGTCCTTGTTTCTGAAATTGAAAGAGGTTTACATCCGCAATTCAAAAATTTTATAAGGAAGACGAAAGATTCTACTACGGGTAATGAATCTAAATCTTTTGACTCCGGCGAAAATGACGGCATCAGATCTGTTCGCTTGTTGCCTGAGTCTGATCACGCCAACAACGTTGGTAAGGAGATGCTTAAATGGGTTAAAAATGGTCAACGCCCAGCCCAGCTCCACTGGATTATGTGGACGAAAAGTTTGAAGGCTCCAAATATCTTGAACAAAAGAAAAGCAACGGAAAAGAATATTCGAGCCGCGTTTGATCAACTTAAAGAGCCTATAGATTTGTACATCTGGTGGATGCCGCAGATTTTGGAGGACATCGGAAAGATCAAAAAGGAGCCAGAGGGAGTTCTGATTGCAGGATATGGTAATCCCAAGCCCTACGAGCAGCCAACAAATTATTTACATGAATAAACACTTGACACCAAAGTGATCCCATGATATAATAACAACAACCAGCACTGAGGGAAATTTGCCTTGGTGACTATAACAGGAGAAAAAAACATGACAATTGACATGACTAAAATGCGTGAGCGCTTAACTAAATTACAATCCAAGGGGGCCGGCGGATCGGCTTTCTGGCGTCCCACTGATGGGAACCAAACCATTCGGATTGTGACAACCAAAGATGGGGATCCTTTTAAGGATTATCATTTTCACTACAATGTTGGAAGTAATTCTGGCTTCTTGTGCCCGAAGAAAAACTTTGGCGAAGAATGCCCAGTGTGTGACTTCGCTCGAAAGCTTTACAAAGCTGGTGACGATGATAGCGTGAAGATGGCAAAAGAGCTTACGGCTCGACAGCGATTTTTCTCGCCCGTGTTGGTTCGCGGCGAAGAGAACTTGGGTGTGAAAATCTGGGGCTATGGCAAGATGGCTTATGAAACCTTGCTTAACCTTGTGTTGAACCCTGAGTACGGTGACATCACCGACATCGAAGCGGGAACCGATCTCGATTTGCATTACGGCAAAGCACCGGGGCAATCGTTTCCACAGACAAAGTTGACGCCCAAGCGTTCTACTTCCACCGTCTGTGTGGAAGCCACTCCCGAAGCTTGCAAGGAAATCTTGGATAGTATCCCAGATATCGATGCACTTTTCGAGAAGAAGACAACGCAGGAAGTTCAGTCCTACATGGACGAGTATCTTTCTGACGATACTTCGGCAGAAGGGGATTCCTCCGAGACTGCCAAGTTTGCTGCAGCATCTGATGCAGCGTCAAGTGTCGATAAATCATTTAATGATTTGTTGAGCGCTTAATTAGTGAATGGTTCCCTTTGCCTCCACCGGGCGCGTGTACATAATCCTCACGCACTTGCCGGGCAGCAAGTTGGCAAAGGGAACTGCCCACCTTTTTTTGCGGGAGTAACTCAGCTGGTAGAGTTCCTGCCTTCCAAGCAGAATGTCGCGAGTTCGAATCTCGTCTCCCGCTCCATCTTTTAGTAAACGAGGTATCGTAGTGGCAACAAATTTAAAAAACATCAAATCAAAACCGGGCAAGCTAGGCGTCAAAGGAATCGCAACCGTTCTTAATAAGAGGATGGGCATGACTGTTGCCCACACGATGACGGACACCAACCCTTCCGAAGTGTCCGACTGGATCCCAACGGGTTGCACATGGCTGGACGGCATCATTTGCCGAGGCAAAGTGGCTGGCATTCCCGTTGGCAGAATTACAGAAATTGCTGGGCTTGAAGCATCTGGCAAGTCTTATATGGCAGCACAGGTTGCAGCTAACGCTACAACTAAGGGGATCAGCGTTATCTATTTTGATTCCGAAGCTGCCATGGACTTTGAATTCTTAAGAAAAGCGGGAGTCGATGAAGAAAATTTCCTAAGAGTTACGCCTACTTCCGTCGAGAACATGCTTGAGACCATCGAGACAGTCCTCACTGAAGGAAACGAGAACGTCTTATTTATATGGGATAGTCTTGCAAACACGCCGACGGAATCCGATAATTCAGGCACGTTTAATCCACAAGAGACAATGGCACTCAAAGCCCGTATCCTCTCCAAAGCGATGCAGAAGCTCACCATCCCACTGAATGAGACTAACAGCACCTTCTTGGTGTTGAACCAGTTAAAAACAAACATCCCACGCCCCGGCGATCACGTCTCGGCTATGATTGATCCGTTTGTTACACCCGGCGGCAAGAGTATGCAATACGCAGCATCTTTGCGTATCTACCTCACTGGTCGCAAGTCTAAGGCGTCTTATATCTTAGACGACAATGGCTTCCGCATAGGTTCAGAAGTAAAAGCCAAGATTAAAAAGTCTCGCTTTGGCTCTGATGGTCGCGAGTGTTTCTTCAAAATTTTGTGGGGAGACGAAGTAAGAATTCAAAACGATGAAGGGATTTTTGAAGCTATCAAGGGATCAGATCGCGTTAAGAACGCAGGTGCATGGTATACCATCGTCCACTCGGACGGAAAAGAAGAAAAATTCCAGTCGAAGATGTGGCTGGACAAGATGCAGGATGAGAACTTTAGATCGACAGCGATGGACATCTTTGAGAAAGAAGTTGTTTTGAAGTTTGCGGAGCGATCTGGTACAGCCTCCGACTTTTATGACCTCGATGCTGACGAAGCACAGTAGCGGAGGTTCACATGAAAAGATTACTGATTGTAGATGGCTTAAATATTTACATGCGGAATTATAATGCTAACCCTAGCATCTCAACCAATGGTGATCCCATTGGCGGATGCAAGGGTTTTTTAGCGTCCGTACAAAAGGTTGCTAGAGAAGTCGATCCAGATAAAATTGTTGTGGTGTGGGACGGCGAAGGAGGCAGCATCCGCAAGCGAAAGATTGTCAAGGGGTATAAGGACGGCAGAAAGCCAGTTCGCCTTAATCGCATGGTTCGCAACTTGCTCACCGAGGAGCAGGAGATGGAGAACCGCGCTTGGCAATATGAACGAACCATCGACTATATAAATTCAATGCCCATCCACCAGATCCGCATCGATGGCTGCGAGGCAGACGACATTATCTCCTACGTCAACCAAATGGACAACTTTGATGATTGGCTGAAGATCATCGTCTCAAGCGACAAAGACTTTTACCAATGCGTAGGAGCCGACGGTAACATAAACAAGACTGTCATCTGGCGGCCGAGGGAAAAGGGAAAGAAAGAAGTCGTTCGAGAAAAAGATCTCCTTGAGACTTACGGCATCCACCCAATAAATTTCGTTATAGCTCGTTCTATGGAGGGTGACAAATCTGACAATCTCCCTGGCGTCCCTGGCGTCGGCCTGAAGACGGTTGCCAAGAGGTTTCCTTTCCTGAAAGAGAGCAAAGAGTACATGCTCCAAGATATTTTTGAGGCATGTGAGAAAAACCTTGGCAAACCAAAAATATATGATAAGATATTAGAGAGTAAGGAACTTGTCTTGACGAACTACAACATGATGCAACTAGCAACACCCAACATCCCATTCCAGAGCCTTGCGTATATTCGCACCGCCATCGAGGAAATGGATATGTCCTTTAACAAGACAGAGGTGGTAACGATGATGATCAAGGACGGCTTCGGCGCAGGCAATTGGGATACACTTTATTCGCTCATGAAGCGATACTCGGTAGAGGGTTAAATGCAAAAAGAAATAGCAAGTTTTGCACACTATGGCAAGTCATTTCAGGAGAAGCTCACGCGACTGGTGCTGGAAGATCGCCAGTTCTCCGATCAGATCGGAGAGGTGATGGACGTGGGCTTTTTCGAGACAAAGTATTTGCAAGTTTTCAACCGAAAGATATTTGATTACAAGGAGAAGTACGGCACCCACCCCACCAAGTCCATTGTGGAGACAATCCTCCGAACCGAACTGGAGGAGGAGAACGAACTTGTAAAAAAGCAAGTGCGTGAATTTTTTGCTCGGACGTTTTTTACAGATTTTGAACTTAAGGATTCCGACTACGTTAAAGAGAACGCTTTGGAATTTTGCAAGAAGCAGAAACTCAAAGAGGCAATGATTAAGAGTTGTGAACTCCTCAAGGATAACTCGTTCGAGAAAATTAAGAATACCCTCGATGATGCTCTCAAGCTTGGCACCGACACTGATTTTGGCTATGATTATCTTTTAGATTTCGAGAAGCGTTTTGAAATCCAATCTCGAAGCCCCGTTAGTACAGGATGGAAGGAGACAGATGATCTCCTCAGAGGTGGATTAGGAAAAGGCGAACTTGGCGTCGTGGTTGCACCCACCGGCGCAGGCAAATCAATGGCACTCGTCCACTTAGGTACTCAGGCGATTAAACAAGGTTTAAACGTGATCCACTACACTTTGGAGCTCACAGACACGGTGGTAGCCAGCCGCTATGATTCGTGCATAACTGGCTTTGGGCTTAACGCATTGCATGGTTTAAAAGACGAAATTTACGAGAAAATAAAAGATATGTCTGGCGGCTTGATAGTTAAAGAGTACCCAACGAAGTCGGCGTCACCGCAGACTCTTAAAGCTCACTTGGAGAAACTCCGAAAGAGGGAAGTGCCGATTGACATGATTATTGTTGACTATGGAGATTTGCTAAGGCCGGTATCAGCGCAGAAAGAAAAGAGAAACGAGTTGGAGTCAATATATGAGGAAATGAGAGGAATGGCGCAGGAATATGAATGTCCTGTGTGGACAGCCTCTCAAACCAACAGATCTGGCTTGAATGCCGAAGTGATCACGATGGAATCGATTAGCGAAGCATTTAACAAGTGTTTTGTGGCGGATTTTATTTTCTCTATTTCCAGAACGGCAGAAGACAAAGTGGGGAAGACAGCGCGCATGTTTGTTGCCAAAAACCGCAATGGCCCTGATGGGCTCGTCTACCCCATGTATATGGATCCCCGCAAAATTGAGTTAAAAGTGTTGCCCTATCAAGGCGACACTCCACACTCGATCTCTGTTGTTACAGCAAAGGATCAGCGGGAAAAATTGAAAGAGAAATACAAAGAATTTAAAGAAGGCAAAAAATAGGGTATGAAACACCCAGAGGAGAAAGAGATGTCGAAAGTTGAAACCGTAACGCGAGAAACAAAGGAATATTTTGATGGTGATGATTTAGCCACCAACGTATTTGTCACCAAATACGCCCTTCGAGATAAAAATGGAGATTTCTTTGAGACGAATCCTAATGATATGCATATTAGGATGGCAACGGAATTTTCCCGAATGGAAGAGAAGTTCGGCGGCAACAAATTAACGAAGGAAAACATTTTCGACAGCATCCGGGGCTTTAAAAAGATTGTGCCACAGGGCTCTCCCATGTTCGGCATCGGCAACAACTTTGTAAACGTATCTCTTTCCAACTGCGTAGTTGTTGACTCACCCCAAGATAATATTTCTTCTATTGTAGACTCAGGCAAGGATCTTGCCAACCTCTTTAAGCGACGTTGCGGTGTCGGCTTGGATATCTCAGAGCTACGCCCCGAAGGAACCCCTGTCAGCAACAGCGCCGGAACCACCACAGGTGCGTGGTCCTTTGCCGATTTCTATTCTTATGTGTGCCGTATGGTGGGACAGAATGGCAGACGAGGAGCCCTCATGATTACCATGGATGTACGGCACCCCGATATTGAGAAGTTTGTTAAGATGAAACAAGATCTCAAAAAGGTCACAGGCGCAAATATTTCAGTGAAGATAAGTGACAGTTTTATGGAGGCGGTGGAAAACAAAGAGACGTTCAAGCTGCAGTTTCCTGTCGAAGCTCTTAATCCCAAGATTACAAAGGATATAGATGCCACTGAGCTGTGGGATCAGATTGTTGAATCCGCCACCGCTACAGCAGAGCCCGGTATTTTGATGTGGGACAACATCACCAAAAATTTACCTGCCCACGAATATGACGCTTATAAAACTATTTGCACCAACCCCTGCGCTGAGATCCCCCTTTCTGCATATGATAGCTGCCGCCTTATTTCCGTCAACCTTAAAAATTTTGTAAGCAATCCTTTTACCAAGGATGCTTCGTTTGACTTTGAAGACTTTGGAAATACCGTAAGGACAGCCATGAGGCTATCCGATGACTTGGTGGAACTTGAGATAGAAAAGATTGAGTCTATTATACAATCGTGCGACACACCTGATGAGCAGGCTTTATGGCTCAAACTCCGACAGGCTGCAAAAGGCGGCAGGCGCACCGGACTTGGAACCCATGGACTTGCAGACGCCATCGCTTGCCTCCGCCTGCGCTATGACAGTCCCAAGGCACTTAAAATCATTGATAAGATATATGACACTTTAAAGACGGAAGCCTACCGAGAGTCCTGCAACTTGGCAGTTGAGCGCGGCGCCTTCCCTCATTTCTCGTGGGAGACTGAGAAAGATAATGCGTTTATCAAAAACCTCCCAGAAGAAATCAGGGAGATGATTAAGAAGAATGGCAGACGAAACATTTCCATTCTTACCAATGCTCCTACGGGATCAGTTTCGATCATGAGCCAGACAAGCTCCGGGCTTGAACCAGTATTTCGTAATTTTTATACTCGACGGCGCAAGATTAGCCACAACGATAACGACACTAACCCGGATTTCGTCGATGAGGTTGGCGACAAGTGGCAGGAGTATAAAGTTTTTCACCACAATGTGCGCGATTATTTGAAGACTTTCGGAAAGAGAGAAACTTCTAAACTTCCCGCTTTCTTTGTGGAGTCCGATCAGATCGACTGGCTCCGCCGAGTACAGATTCAGGAGATAATTCAAAAGCATATTGATCATGCTATCTCCTCGACAATCAACCTTCCAGCAGGAACTCCACCCGAAGTGGTGGGTGAACTGTATAAGGAGGGTTGGAAACGAGGACTCAAGGGAATCACTGTTTATGTGGATGGCTCACGAACAGGGGTTCTGGTGACAGAAGACTCGACAGAGGGGTTTATGCAACGCGATGCCGCCCACCGACCGGAGCTTGTGGAGTGTGAAATTCATCGTCCTACCATCAAGGGAGAGAAGTGGGTTGCGCTCATCGGATTGGTGGAAGGGAAACCTTATGAACTTTTTGCAGGGCTTTCTTCAAAAATAACCTTGCCAAGCAAGTATACTCATGGTACAATAGTAAAGCACCCGCGCAAGACAACCAGATCGATTTATGATTTGGTTCTTGGAGAGGGGGATGATCAGCTGGTTATAAACGATATTATTAATATATTTGATAACCCGAATAATGCGATTATGACTCGCATGATTTCCCTTTCCTTGCGGCATGGAGCGAATGTGAAGTTTGTCGTCGAGCAGATGCAAAAAGATTTGGACACAGACTTTACTTGCTTCAACAAAGTGCTATCGCGGGTGCTGAAAAAATACATCTGCAACGGAGAGAAAGCATCCGATAAAAGATGCCCAAGCTGCGATGCACAGGGCTTGATTTATCAGGATGGATGCGTAACATGCACTCAGTGCGGCTACACAAAATGTGGATAGAGGAAAAATTATGACACAGAAAATACATGAAAATTGGAAACAGTTCTTGAGCGAGATGTCTTCATTGTCTAGGGTGTACTCACATATGCTGGAGCATGACACCGCCATTTTGACAAGCTTTCGAGGAGACAGGGAAACAAAAGAGAACTACGAAAGTAATAGAATTTTAAAAGCTCGCCTGATGGAAAGAGGATATGGAGTCACGACGGTGAAAGGTTCCTATATAGAAAACTTTGAACAACCAGCTGCGATGGAGGTTGCCGAGGAAAGTTTCTTTGTTGTAAACCTCCCAGATGATCCAGGGTTTGAAACAATGATGTTCGCTCTTTCCGAAGAGTATGGACAGGATTCTTTTCTTTTTATTCCCATCGGAACTGAAGGTGCTTACCTTTTTGGTACGAGCGAAACTAACAAGTTTCCCCCCTACGGGAAGAAACACATGGTTGGCGATTTGAAGATGGGCAAAGAAGATCAGTTCATGACGAGGGTTAAAAATCGCCCACTCACTTTTAAAGAAGATCTGGATACATATGCCAAACTCTCACGAAATTCTAAATGGTCTGTTAAAAAATTAGCAGAACAATTCAACAAGTAGGCAAGAGGAGAAATCATGACTACAGACAATAATGAAATAAAAGTAACCAAAGAAGACCGCATTGTGGATTACATCAAGTCGGTTGCCGCAATCGACGAGGCAGTTGAGCCTTTCAAGGAGCAGAAGAAAGCTCTTAAAACAAATTATGTTGAAAATGGCTGGCTTGACAAGGATGAAATCAAGATGGCAATGAAGGCATATAAAATGATTAAAGACGATATTGATCTCGAACAGTTGATGGATTTTTATGAGACTGTCGGGAGAAATGTTTGATGAAAATTTTTCCTAAAAACAAGCACATTTTGGTGGAGCTTGTGGAGGAGGAAGAGGTAGACAAGCCTCAAGTCCTCCTTCCAGTGGACTACCAAAAACAAAAGGATTATGTCGTGGCAAAGGTGCTCAGTGTACACGACTCAGTTAAAAATGAGATCCAAGAAGGCTCTCTGGTTATCGCAGAGCCGAATATGATTAGGGAAATTTCCCTTGAAGGGCAAACCTACTACTTACTGCAAGCAAATTATGTATTGTGCGAAGTAAGGCTCTAATAATTTAGGAGAAGTTTTGTCTACATCTGGGCGAGCTGAGTTTTACGGAAGTAAAGAAGAGCTTTATTTCACTCGCCTTGATGATTATGGATACTCCTTCACCAAGCTCAGGCTTCAAGTGGAACAGACTTTTCAGAGCACTAGGTGTTTTATGCACAATAGTGTTCCCAAGTTTTATTCTTGTTGCCGCATGCTTTTATCCGTCCATCTTGGATCTTGTTTATAATTTTATTACGACGGTGAGAGACGGCTTCGTGCTTATAGGCACCGCGCTTGTGGTTCTTTTGATGGAAGTCTTTGCACTTTTCGGGTGACAGTTGAAAACATACATTCATACATATGAAAATATCATCATAGGGGGCAGCTTAGAGGCGCTTAAATTCGCTTATTCTAGCGGCTACCCTGTGCTGTGCATTCCACAAAAACCCCATTTCTTTTGCCCTAAGTCCGTCGCTAAGTGGGAGCATTTGGCATTTGTTCTGTCGTTGTCTGGTGGCATTCCCCTGTGGGATAGTATTGCATCGATTCGGGTTGATCCAGAAGCGAAGGAGATTAAATGTTTTACCACCAATTCGAGGGTGATTCGGTTTTCGTATGAGAAGGCATATATCCTTGATGATCTGGGTGTGGAGGGTCTCCCGGTACCGACTGTTCTCGCAAAGAAAGAGTATTTAGTTTTTGATTGGATCAGCGTTAAGCGCGGCGGGAATCATCCCTATGATTATATTGAAGACGAGGACAGCCTCTTTGTGAGAAGGCTGCAGTTCTACCCCAGCAGACGGGCAACCTACGACAGAGGGGATAGGAAGGACGCTTGTGCTATTTCTATAATGACAGACAAGCAGCTCAAGAACAACGGTTATTCTGAATCGTATGTTCTTCTCAAATCCAGAGAGATGATGAAGGACGCAGGCTTGAAGGGTTCGAGAAACGGTACCCAGGCTTATAATGGAAAGCCAGCGTATCTTTCGATTAAGATTGAGGTTGCCCATCGCGACACTCGCCCTCTGCACAAGAATCAATATGAGGATACCGAGAGTTTAAAATTTTTTCCACTTGACGTGGGAGAGATAAAAGAGTATAATAAGTATCTGGAATATTTTTTAGGAATGGATGATGGAAGAGGAAAAGCTAGAGGGAGTAAGAATCCTTCGAGACAAGCGGAAGTCTAAAAAGGGCAAGTATGCCGTTGGCGACTTTCACCTTGCTGGGATCATTCCTGTCACCGGTCAGAAGCTAGACTTCGAGATGCCATGGCATGACTCGTTGATGCCAATCTCTCAAGACTATCTAGCAATTGAACACGCAGTCTATGAATGTGCGTGTGCAGGTGTTAGCACTATATGGATCGTATGCAAAGAGGGCACCACTCCCCTCCTTCGCCACCGCCTTGGTGATTGGGTGCATGATCCCGTGGAGATAGACAGGATAGCCAAGAACCCTCGCTCCATTCAAAAAGATAACATCCGCCGCATCCCCATTTATTATGTAAAACTCAAGCCTGTGGATTTTGAACGCAGAGAGAGCTTAGGCTGGAGCACCCTGGTGGGTGCCATCACTTCCTTTCGCATGTCTTTCAGGGTGAGCAAGTGGCTGATCCCCGATAAGTATTTTGTTTCCTTCCCCTACGGCATTTACGACACCGACATACTCAGGAAGAAACGTCACATGCTGCGCTCCAGCAAGTCTTACGTTGTTTCATACAATGGCGAGTCTGTAGCGAACGGGTTGCACACCGCCTTCACTTTTGATCGCGACGTATTTGTGTATGCTCGACGGGAAGTAAGAAAATATAAAACAGGACTTGACGAGATTTTTAAATCTGTTATAATGGATGAACCAATAGAAATTGAGATCCCCACTTATCATCAGATTGATACCTGGGAAAATTATAGAAACTATCTTGGCTCGACAGACCAAGTGGAGAAACACAAGGAAGCAGCAAATGGAGTTGTCACATTCCAAAAACGAATGGCTCAAAGATCTTACCGACTGGTCGGGGCTGACACTTGAGCGCGGAGATTTAGTGGAGATAGTTACCCCTCTGGACTATTCACGCCAACCAGATCGAGAAATCGGAATTGTATTGGGTACTGATAAATTGTGGGATTCCGCTATGATTTTTGTAGGCGGTCAGCGCCTCAGTATTGCACACTACCATTTAAGGAAAATAGGTTAAATTATGACAGAACGAGAAAAGCCCCAGACAAAGTATGTTGGACTACACGCACACAGCGTGGCAGGCTCCCCTTTCGACGCATTGGGATACCCTGCCGAACACATGGAGTCGGCATATAAAAATGGGATGGACGCACTGGCGCTCACAGATCATGGCAACATGAATGGGCTACCTTATCAGGTACTACATGCCAAGAAAATGAAGGCGAAAGGAAGGGCTTTTAAGCCGATCTATGGGTGTGAAGCATATTTTGTACCTTCTTTGGATGAGTGGCGAGAAGAAAAGCAGTTGGCAGAACTAGATAAGAAGAGGGCTAAGAACGATGGCGAGGCTACTGGTACGACAGTCGAAGATGAAGCAGCAAGCAAAAGCGCTGTTAAAGATATTCTGTCTCGGCGTAGTCATCTTATTCTGCTGGTTCGTAATCAGAAGGGGCTGAACAATCTCTTCAAGATGGTTTCGGAATCTTACACTCCCAAAAATTTCTATCGTTATCCTCGCATCGACTTCGACATGCTGGAGAAATATGGCGAAGGGATCATTGTAGCGAGCGCCTGTATGGGCGGCGTCTTCGCTGGCGATTATTGGGCCAATCGAGGAGATGGCGAAGAGGCAGTGCTCACCGCTATGCGTAAAACTGCCACCCGCTTTAAAGAAATCTTCGGAGATAATTTTTACGGAGAGGTGCAGTGGAACGCCATCCCCGATCAACATGCCATCAATAAGTTTGTTATTAAAGTATGTGGCGAGGGAGGCATTGAGCTAGTATCGACATCGGACAGCCACTATCCAGATAAGGAGCGATGGAAGGATCGCGAGCTTTACAAGCAGTTGGGCTGGCTTCGCAAGGGAGCCGAAGCCACTCTGCCTGAGACGATTGATGACACAAGATGTGAGCTTTATCCCAAGAACGGCGATGAAATGGTGGAGGCTATACGCAAGTATATGAACCCTGATAATTGGATTTATCGGGAGAGAGACACACCCCTGTTCCCCACCGACGTGGAGTATGATGAGTCGCTTCTTATTAGAAGTGTGGAGAGAACGCATGAGATAGCTTATGAGAAAATAGAAACCTTCTTTCCCGACAACACAGTAAGGCTACCAGAGTTTGTCATTCCCGAAGACATGACAGCAGACGAGGCAATGTGGGCATATGCCAACGATGGCATGAGAACCAGAGGTTTCGTGGGAAACAAACAATATGAGGAGCGCCTAGAGAGAGAGTTTGATGTCATTAGTTCGAGAGGTTTCAGTAAATACTTTTTGACGATGAAGGCTATTTCGGACAAGGCACAACAGGTACAACTTGTGGGCCCTGGCAGGGGATCGGCAGCAGGCTCTCTCATTGCTTATTGCCTCGGCATCACCCAGATTGATCCACTTAGATACAATCTTCAGTTTGAGAGATTTCTTCGGAAGGATGCGGTGGATTATCCCGATATTGATTATGATGTTGGAGATCCTATGGCGCTCAAAGATATGCTTATCGAAGAGTGGGGAGATAACGTAGTGGTTCCTATTTCCAACTGGAACACGCTGCAGCTTCGCTCTCTCATTAAAGATATTTCCAAATTTTATAGTATTGATTTTGCGGAAGTGAACACGGTAACGAGCCGCATGTTGAGCGAGGCAATGCCCAAAGCAAAAGAGGCGAATGGCGTCTTGTCAGGAGTTTACACGCCCACCTTCGAGGAGGTGATGGAATATTCTGACAGCCTCAAGAGCTTTCTTCTTAAATACCCGCATGTTAAAACCCATGTGTTGCGTATTTTTGGGAGTGTGCGCTCATGCTCTCGACATGCAGGCGGTGTTTTAGTTGGCGAGGACTTGGATAAGTATATGCCACTGATTGCCTCTGGCGGGGTAAGACAAACCCCGTGGAGCGAGGGACAAAACGTCCGACACCTGGAGCCAATGGGTTTCATTAAGTTTGATATTTTGGGGCTTGCCTCTTTGCGGATGATCGAGGGAGCAATTCGTCACATCCTCAAGCGCAAGCATGGTGTGGAAGAGCCAACGTTCGAGGATGTTAAGGAATATTACAACAAGCACCTCGATCCAAGTGTGATTGATTTTGAGGATGAGAAGGTGTGGAAGAATATTTTTCACAAAGGAAGTTGGGCAGGAGTGTTTCAGTTCACCCAGCAGGGAGCTCAGAAGTTTTGCACAGATGTTAAGCCGAACAACCTTGTTGATTTGGCAGCGATTACTGCTATCTATCGTCCCGGTCCATTGTCGGCAGGTGTCGCCAAAGACTACACTAAAGCAAAAGCTAATCCAGAAGAGATTGAATATGGACATCCTGTTATTAGAGAGTGTCTCGAAGAAACTTCCGGCTTCATCGTATTCCAGGAGCAGTTGGCGCTTTTAGCACACAAACTTGGGCGTGATGTTTCGTTGGATGAGGGGAACTTGCTTCGTAAACTCCTAACCAAGAAGGGCACAGGCAAGGGAGCCGAAGCACTTGAAGTGATCCGCCTCAAGTTTGTTGATGGCTGTGTTGACAAGGGACTCACAGAACAACAAGCTATGGAAATTTGGGAGAAGCTGGAATACTTCTCAGGATATGGCTTCAATGCTTCTCATGCAGTGTCGTATGCTACGCTGTCCTATCAGTGCGCGTGGCTTTTGAATTACTATCCTGTCGAGTGGGTCGCAGCCTTCTTGGATAAGGAACCAGAAGGGCGCAAAGAGGCAGCAATTAACCTCGCTAAGAGCCTCGGCTTCAGGTTGGAGCCTTTGAATGTCAACACGTCAGGAAAAGTCTGGGAGATCTCAGAAGATGGAACAGCCCTTATTCAGCCGTTGACGGCGGTTAAGGGACTAGGCGACTCAGCGATTGAGCAGATATTTAAGGGACGACCATTTAATAAGATTGAGGACTTCTTGTTCAGCGAGAAAATTACATATAGTAAGCTAAACAAGAAGGCGCTAGATGTTTTGATACGAAGTCAGGCTCTCAACTCTCTGATGGACAAGCGTTTTACAGGATTAAAACACTACTGGTCTGCGGTGGCAGTTGAGCGCCCAAGAAAAGAAAAGGACTTGGACGACAACATTAAGGCATATGCACCAGAGGGAGACTTTTCCATTGAGGAGAAAATTGAGTATCTCACTGATTTAACTGGGGTTTTCCCGATGCACTTGGTTGTCGACGACATAATCCAAGCGCGCCTGAGAGAATACTGTGTACCAGCTATTTCAGATTACGATGCCGATTTGAATTTGGTGTGGTTCATTCCACGCAAAGTAACACCTCGCAAGACAAAGAACGACAAGACGTATTGGGTTGTCGAGGTGATTGATGAGAACAGTGTCTTGACTAAGATTAAGTGCTGGGGAGTTAGAGATAGAGATAGACTCCATATTAACCGCCCGTACATGGCGAAGCTTGATTACAGCGAGCAATGGGGTTTTTCATCCCGAAGTATTTATCACAATTTTAGGATATTGGGATGACAAAGAGATTCAATTCTATAGTGGTGATTCACAAGAGCAAGCTAAAGATCGAGGAAAGAAGAACCTTGCGGGGTAACGAAGAGACAGAAAGAGCATGCGAGGAATTGAGAGAAAAATATAAAGACAGCGATTACGATGTTTTTGTAACTTACGGCGGCGCCTTCGATGTTTTGAATTGGATGATGCTGCGGGGATTAGAAAAGACGGAAGTCAATTAAAGGAGAAAATTATGGCAAGAGCAAAGAAAAAGTGGAATTATGAAAATTTGAACCATCTCATAGATATGGTTGCGGAGAGGATAAAGAAGGAGGGCTTGTGTCACAATGGTGCCGCATTATCGAAGTTGCACCGCCAGGAGATTGCCAATGGATATTATTATGGATATGCAAGGTGTCTACCCGAAGAGCAGATCCCAAAAAGCGCCGACGCTGTTGAGGCAATGGTTAATTTCATAGTCTCATATCAGAAGCCGAGTCAGATATTGCAACGCCATCCCACCAGTATGAAGTTTAATGCTGGAGTTATTATTTGCGCGAGATATAGATTGTTCGGAGAACACGGGATTTCTATTGTAGAGGAATTCATGGCACCTAGTCTTCGATTTGAGGACACTATTAACTAAGGAGAATAAGATGAAAAAAACTGGCACCGAAGAATCAGAATTAGAAGACTATAAGAAGCATGTTCAAAGTGCTTTTCAAAGAATCTATGACCTCTTAAAAGAGAAGTACGGAGGACACCTTACAACTTCAGAGCTCATAGAAAAGCAGAAAGAGAAATACAAAGAATTTAAAAAGGGCAAAAAATAGGGTATGAAACACCCAGAGGAGAAGAGATGAAGAAGTATCCAAAATTAGAACAATTAAGAGTTGTGTCCACTTCGGGCGCCAAGAAATTTAAAGAAGGGGCAGACCTTGAAAAAATCAAGGCGCTATGGGGAGTCACAGGCGACACAGACGAGGAAATCATCAACAACTTTGTGGAAAAATCCACGCAAGAGATGCTTGATAAGTTTGAAGATGAAGAGTTCCAGAAGATGGTTGAAGCCAAACGCAGGAAAAAAGATAAAGAACTTCTCAAAGGTAAATTTTTAATCCTCACAAACCAAAAAGAAATCAATTAAGGAGAAAATATGATTGTAGAATATAGTAAAGTTAGAGAAAGTGCCCATCCACCGGAGAGAGCCAATCCCTCGGATGCAGGATTGGACTTGTTTTTTAATCCAGAGCCAACGGGGTTTCTGCCTCACCCTGAGCGTGATGCCATTACCATTGAGCCCGGTGAGAACAAGGTGATCCCAACGGGAGTGCGCTTCGGTGTACCACATGGGTATATGCTTGAGATTAAGAACCGAAGCTCTGTCGCTTCAAAGCGCAGCCTAATTGTTGGAGCGTGTGTTGTAGACTCAGGCTATGACGGTGAAGTGTTTGTTAATCTCCACAACATCGGAAACAAACCACAGACGCTAGCGCCCAAAGACAAAATCGCTCAGGCAGTGATGGTTCCAGTGGTGTCTTTCCGAGCTTTGGAAACTCACAGTGGGGATCTCTATGGGTGGTACCCCATTACCATTAGTGAAAGAGGCGACGGAGCTCTTGGTTCAACGGACGAGGTGAAGGGTGAATAAGATTTTATGCGGAGATTGCGTGACTGTCTTATCAGACTTGCCACCGGACTCGGTGGATCTGGTAGTTACGTCGCCCCCTTATGATGACATCCGCTTTTATGCGGATGGCTTCACTGAGGAATTCGATAAGAGTCCTGCAGATTTTGCTAGCGAAAGTGATTACAAGAAAGAGTTACAGCGGTTTAAGAAGCAGAAGGTTGCCGAGAAGCTAGAGATTAACAACGGTTATTCTTTTCCTTTCGAGGCAATCGCTCGTCAGCTTTATCGCGCCATCAAACCCGGCGGCACCGTGGTGTGGATTGTTGGAGATGCGGTGGTTAATAAATCCGAGACAGGCAGCTCGTTTCGCCAAGCTCTTTACTTTAAAGAGATTGGTTTTAACTTGCATGACACGATGATATATGAGAAGAACGGAAGCTCGTTCCCTGCACGACACGCCGGGAACAGATACTCTCAGATCTTTGAATACGCTTTTGTGTTTACCAAGGGTGACAGCCCTCGACACGCTTCTTTGATTTGTGATAAACCCAACCGATGGGCAGGTTATACCACCTTTGGCAAAGGCACACTGAGAGATAAGAGCGGGGAATTAAAGGAGAAAAGCCAGAAACCAATCCCAGATTTTAGTCCCAGAAATAACATCTGGAAGTACAACACTGGAAAGGGTTTTTCCACCAAGGATGTCGAGGCATTTAACCATCCTGCAATTTTCCCTGAAAAACTTGCTGAAGATCACATTTTATCTTGGAGTTCGGAGGGAGATGTTGTTTTGGATCCCTTCTGCGGCTCAGGAACAACATGCAAGATGGCTCTTCTGAATAATCGTTGCTTTATTGGCGTAGATATTTCAGAGGAATACTGCGAGCTTTCACGCAACCGAGTAGAGAAGGCAGTTCGAGAAGGCCGCACCGCAGAAATAGAAACTCTTGAGAAAGAAATATCTTCTCTCCAAAAGAAAGAAGATGCTGTCCGAGGCATTTTGGAGGGCGACGATTCACGCATGATTGATTGCCTCGCCAGCGGCATCATTCTGGGAACGTTGGTTGATTATGTACCAAACGCCAAGAGGAACAAGGGTGAAGACAAGAGTGTTGCCATCCTCTCTAAAGTAGCGTCGCTGCTGGAGAAAAAGAAGAATTTAAACAAGAGCCTTAAAGAAGGTATCGAAGAAACGGAGAAAAAACGTGAAGAAAAGTGATATGAAAGTTTTGTTTAGTAGTAAGAGTTTGGAGTGGGCAACCCCACGAGAATTCTTTCAGAGGTTGAACAGGGAATTTAATTTTGATTTAGATCCCTGCGCCCAGAGCCACAATGCTGTGTGCTCAAAATATTATACCGAACGAGAGGACGGCCTCATTCAAGATTGGAGTGGCACAACCTCTTTTGTTAACCCGCCCTATGGCAGAGCAATCGGCGCGTGGATAAAGAAGGCATATGAAGAAGGTTGTAAACCAAACACAACTGTTGTGATGCTCATTCCCAGTCGAACTGATACTAAGTATTGGCATGACTATGTTATGCGATCATCGGAGATACGCTTTGTTAAGGGGAGGTTGAAATTTGGTGGAGGAAACAACTCGGCACCCTTCCCGTCAGCGGTGGTGGTGTTTGATGGCGAAACCGGACACGCAATTGAAAACCCGCCAAAAATGAAGGTGATGTAAGTGGTTAGGAAAGTAAAGAATAAGAAAAAGCACAAGCAAATCCAAAAAGATTTGCAGCAGAAGATGGGCATGTTTAATCAGTTGCCCGAAGAATGCTTGGCTTGTGAGGAACCCTTTGATCGCCAGAACAAAGAGCAGGTGATGAGCTGGAGTGTCGTCGTAAAGCGCGATCCCGAAGTGGTGCGGCTTTACTGCCCCACTTGCTGGGATACCGCGCAGACAATTGTGAAGGACTTCGATAAGATGCTCCGGGAACGAGAAGAGAACAATGCCGAAAGATGAAGTGCCAGCAAAAATAGAGGAATACGGACAACTCAACAGGAGAGTCTATCCTACTTTGTACTATGACAGCACTGATACTATTTACGTCAATTTCATTATGAAGCTGGAGTATGAGAAGCTAACTAAGACAGAATTCTTTAGGGCCCTCGTCGATGGCTTCATTCACGATGACAAGAGCATCACTTCCTTTTTCGAGGAATATAAAGAAAAGAAAGAGATCGATAGCAAGAGAAGCCGCCGCATGATAAAGAAGGAAAGAGAAAAAGCTGACGAGGTGAACCGAAGATTTGCTCTCACCCCAGAGGACATTGAAAATATCTTTGATTTGATTGGGGGCGAAGATGTCTGATATTCTGAGTAGTATCTTTACAGATGCCCCTTCGAGAGAGCCACCTTGCGCGACTGCATGCAAACAGAATAAGGTTTCATGCCCCAATTCAGACTGCAGATATTGGATGGACTACGAAGAAGATCTTAACTGTTCTTTAATTGCCGTGGACAAGCACGAAGGTGGACTTACGCTCCGCGAAGTGGGCGAGCGCCTTGGGATTAGTTTCGTGCGTGTTTGTCAAATAGAAAAGGGCGCCGTTACAAAGCTGAAGAAAAGGCTCGAAAAACTTGTTTCTCGCAAATAAAAGGGGTTTTTGATAAGCCTCACACTATTTATAATAGTTATTCTGCACTTTGTAGAGTAAATCTTGAAAATCGATTAAAAAAACATCAAGAGGAGATAGTATACTATGAGTAAGAAACTTTTAAACGAATCAACAATTCGTCGTTTCATGGGATTAGCTAACCTCGAACCACTTTCAGAATCCTTCTTGGACTCACAAGTGGACGAGGAAGCCGAACTCACCGAGAGCGATGAAACTGTTGACGAAGCAACGGACGAAACCGTTGATGAAGGCGGCACCGCCAAACGATCCGAAAACAAGACCAAAGGTCCTGAACGCGGAATGAACTTGGCAGATCGCATTCACGAAGAAGACGACGTTAAAGCCGAAGGCTTGGTGTCCATTGCCGAAGAGCTTCCTGAAGAGGAAGAAGAAATCGCAGGCATTGAAGCTGCTGATGACATTGGCGATGCCGAACATGACATGGCAGATGCTGAGGTAGACATGGGCGAACCCGAAGCCGAAGCTGGCGGAGAAGACTTGGCTGCAAAGGCTCAAGCTATTTTGTCCGACTTGGCTGACTTGCTGACTCAAGCAGGCATCGAGACAACTGTTACTTCTGACGAAGAAGAGTTGGATATGGATGCTGCCGCTGCCGATGACTTGGAGGATGCCGCTACTGATTTGGATCACGCCGAAGAGCATGAAGAAGAAGAAGTTGAAATGGCTGAAGCTAAGGTTACTGAATACGGTGGCAAAGCCGGAGACATCAAGGGAACGCTCAAGAAGGATGGCCATTACGGTCGCGGACCAAAGACAAAAGAGACTGCAGAGGAAGAGGGCAAAATTGACTATAAGAACAAGAACAATGAATCCAAGAAATCCTCAGTTGACGCTTTAGTTGCTGAAATTACTTCTAAAGTAATCAGCCGCCTAAACAAGTAGGATTGATTTAGTCCTTTACAAAAGCACTGTAATGTTATATAATATAACAAAGCAGTGCTTTTTTATATGGAGTAGAACATGATAGTAATTTATATAATCGGTGCCTTTCTCGCAGGGGCTTTTTTTCACAAGGTGTATAGTGCACTGGCGATCATTTTTGGCTTGAAGAGCCACCTTTTAACTGTGGTGGAGAACGAAATTCTTACTTTTGTTGTTAAGATGTATTCTAGAATGATAATGACGCTGGAGATGGGCTACGCCTCTCTGCGTCTGACAGGCATTGACGAAGAGAAAGTCAAGCTCTTGAGAAACGAAGATGAACACGACATGAGAGAGTGGCGAAAAGAGATCATTCAGCATTTTGTGGACTCATACCCGCCAGCTTATAAAGCCTATTTGAATATTGAAAGCTGGGAAGGCGCCATGGAGCAGTTGGCAGCTTACAACGAATTTCCTGAAAGGAGTGAAGGTGATGAAATCATTGATGGCAATCCTTGATATGATCCTAAGTTTGTTTTTTCGGGGAAAAAGACAAAAGGTTATGACACCCTCTCCTTTTTATAAGGAGCTACCACCACCCGAAGAGCTCCCCACTCGCCACAGCTTGGGAATAGATAAAGACGGAAATGAGATGTTTATTACTGAAGACATCTCAGAAGAGGATCTGGCACACGCTAGAGAACAGTTTCGCATAGACAACATCGACAAGAAGATTGTGTGCAACAACGTGGAGATATCCATTGATTGGGAAGACACTATTCTGTGGACAGAGCCGGGAGCTCTCATGTGTAAGTCGAACCAGTACAAGACAGTCTCAGGAAATCGAATGTCCTCCATTGACAAAATTGTGGTGCATTGGGATGGCTGCTTAAACTCAGCTCAGTGCGCGAAGGTTCTAGGACAGCGCGGCTTGTCTGCCCATTTCTGCATCGACAATGATGGCACCATTCACCAACTGATGGACACCAACCATGTTGCATGGCATGCCCGTGGCGTCAACTCCAAGAGTATTGGCATCGAGATCAGTAACGCCGTCTTTAAAGAATATGTCCACAAATATGATCCTCCGCGCCCAATGGTTCCCAAAAGCACTTTGCATGGGAAGCCATTTCCTGAACACATGGGGTTCTATGATGTGCAGGTTGAGGCACTTCAGGAACTATTAAGATCTCTTTGCAGCTTCTATAATGTGCCTTTAGAGTACCCAAACCAAAATGGCGAACTAATTAAGAACGTAATTAAAGCGTCGACGTTCAAAGGGGTGATATGTCACTACCATGTAACCGAGAACAAAGTAGATCCTGCGTGTCTGGATCTGGCACAAGTTATCGAGGAGATTAAAGATGAAATATAATGACTGGCTGACAGAGGAAGTAATGAAAGTGCTATTGGAGGGTTACAGCCCCGAAGGGCAAGTCGGCACCCCTATTGGTGGCAGAACTACTACGGGCTGGTACACGCCAGATGATCAAAAATTCAAAGGAAAGCTCCCTGGCGAAGAACCCAACATCCACGACGATGATCCGAACGAAGAGGAGGGGCTATCTCTGCAGGAAGTGGCAAAAAAGCTGAATATTGAAACTGCATGGCAAGCCATCCCATCCCCAGAGCTGTCTGAGCTTGGCTGGGCAGATCCTTCCAAGTCCAAAGATGGCAAACTAACAAACAAATCTCGAAGCGAGGTTAGTAATTATTTGAGCAGCAACGCCTTACATGCCAACACTTTGGAGGGGCAGCTGAAAAACTTAGAAACACTCCTCAAAGAAGCCGGCAAAAAAGAAATGACGGTATCCGAAATTCTCAGCTTTCTTGTATTTTATAAGACTTTGACTTTTATAGTCTCCGATTTTAATCCGGCTACTGCAGGCTTTCTCTTTGAGTCCCTTTTAGGAGTTTTATCTGGTGGCCACCAGATTGCAGCTGCCGGCGCCGGCGGCGGCGACACCATCGCAGATTTTGTCTACAAACGCGGCGTAAAATCAACTGGTGGCTCCCAATATGTCAGTCTGAAACTTTTAACAGAGGGTGGAACTGGAATTGGTGGCTCGTTTCGAGATTTGATAAAAGATATGAAAGCAAAAGGCACCATGCAATATATTGTGGTTCTAAAACGTCTTTCTGGAGAAAAAACTGATATTGAAGGGAGTCTCATTTTCTATGAATTCGATTTTAATGCTGAGTCGTTTCTTGCGTTATTGAGCGGGAAAAAAGAACTCATTCTTGTTGCGCCCGAATCGCGCCACTTTGTGGATGGCGAAGATGATGAGTTTGATCCTGTCATGTCGAAAACGAAATGGAACGAGTGGATAACCAGCGAACCCGTCGTAACAGCACTCGTATCGACTCTTCACTCTGCACAGGCAAGGGGTGGTAAGTGGGATTTTTCCGGCGCCCAAGACAACCTTCAGGGGGGCACACACAGCCTTCGTAACAGAGGACCACAGTTTGATTTGGCAGCAGCGATGGCAGAAGACGCAAAGAGACTTTCGCCACAGAATTTTGAAAATATTCTACAGGGAGGGTCAATGAGCCATGGCGCAGATGATGAGGCACCCCAAATCTCCCAAACTAAAGTTCCACATACCTACTCGTATTTGAGAAAGGTTTGGAGTGATGAAAATAAGGGATCCCACTCAGAAGACGCTCTAAAAACCCACCGCCTTTCTCAGCTGGGCAACGTGCTGCAAAAAAAGCCTAGAGGAGCAGGCAAAAAAATGACTTATACGCCCATGAAGAAAAAAGGACACAACTGGATGACATTGGAAGAATCTCTTGCAGAGCTCTCCAGCATTGCCAATCCTGATGAGCTCTGGGATGTTCTGCAGAGGTATTCGCGAGGATACTTGACAGAGGGGCAGTTCGAAATCACGCAAAAAGAGATGAAGACACAAACAGGAGATCCTTTTGCTACGCTAACAGTGGGCCGCGCAATTGTTGCTGACGTAATGGGAAAGATGGTGAATAATGTTAATCAAAAGATGTTCGACATATATTCTCAACTGAATGCGCTTAAAGATCATCTGCGTGAGTTTTTTATGAAAGACCTGGACGCAGAACACGGTACACAGGCAAAGAAGTCGGCAAACAAAGTGGCTTACACTACAGGAACTTTGGTGCAGGCGGCGAAGAAAAAGAAATAAAACACTTTACAAATCCCAGTCAGGGGTTATAATATATATATACCTTAATTTCAGGCGGGAGTTTCAATGAAGAAATATAATAACGGCAATGAGTTGAGCGAGAAGATTCTCGCTGGAGTCAACAAGCTTGCAGACAACGTGGCGTCAACCATGGGCCCATGCGGAAGAAATGTTATTCTTCATCAACAGGGAACCAATCCTATCATAACCAAAGATGGCGTAACGGTTGCCAAGTTTGTTGAGTTCGAGGATCCTTTTGAGAATGCTGCAGCCCAAATTATCAAACAGGCATCAGAAAAAACTAATTCTATTTCCGGCGATGGCACCACCACAGCAACGGTGCTGGCTCGTGCCATCCTGACAACTGCCCAAAAATACTTGAAGGCTGGCTCCAATCCGGTTGAACTCAAGAGAGGTATTGATGCAGCCGTTGAAGTGGTGGTTGATTCCATCACCGAACAAGCCCAGCCTATTTCCAGCGAAGAAGATATTTCTAACATCGCCACCATCTCGGCTAATGGTGACGCCACCATCGGCGCACTGGTTGCGAAGGCAGTCGACTTGGTGGGAAAGGATGGAGCCATTACAATTCAAGAGGCACGTTCGCATGAGACAACCCTTGATGTGGTTGAGGGCTTTCGTTTTGATAGCGGCATTTGTGCTTCGGCTTTCGTGAACGATGAGCGACAAGGAATTTCAAAGCATGAAGATGCCTTTGTTCTTGTCACGGATTCATCGGTGGAAACCGTCGAGGAAATTTTTCCTGTCCTAGAGGTTGCAGCTAGAGAGCAGCGCCCACTCGTCATCGTTGCTGAGAACGTAGAGGGACAAGCTCTTGCTGCTCTTATCATGAACGCCATGCGCGGAACGATGAAGGTTGCAGCGATTAAAGCTCCTCGCTACGGAGAGGAAAGACGTAACATTCTCAAGGACTTAGCTATCTCCGTCGGTGCAACCTATGTTTCCCGCCAAAGCGGGATGAGACTTCAAGAGGCAACACTGGAACATCTGGGCAGAGCCAAGACGATTGAGTCGAGCAAATATAACACCACCATCGTCGGCGGCAATGGCAGTCAAGATGAGATTGATGAACGCATTGCCACCTTAAAGGCGGAACTTACCACCACAGAAGATCTGCGGGAGTGTGAAAAAATCCAAGACAGGATCACCCGACTTTCCAGCGGCATCGCCATCATCAACGTCGGCGGCGCAACTGAGGTGGAAATGACAGAGAAGAAGCATCGCATTGAAGATGCTCTCTCTGCCGTAGACTCAGCTCAAACGGAGGGAATTGTCCCCGGCGGTGGTACGGCATTTATCAATGCAGCGAAATCATTGCGAACTCTGCGTCTTGCCAACGAAGATCAGAAGCTTGGTGTGGAGATTGTCAAGAAGGCAATCGAGGAGCCGCTCCGCCAAATGGTAAAGAATGCAGGCTCTTCTCCTGATGTAGTTCTGGAGAAGGTGAAGGCATCTACCTCCAAGGCGCGAGGGTACAATGTAGCGTCCGGAAAGTTCGAAGATTTATTATTAAATGGAGTGCTGGATCCAGCCAAGGTTACAAAAACTGCCTTGAGAAATGCAGCGTCAGCATCTTCGGTACTTTTGACAGCTGACTTTGCAATTGTTGAGAAGTAAGCTGCCACCCGCGACTACTTATTTAGTGTTAATAAGGAGTTTGAAATATGGAAGATAATTTTACAGATAACTATCATATATTAGCGACGGAAGTTAAGGCGTCCCTTGAGGTGTTGTCCCTAAAGATGGATGACATAAAAGAAAAGCAAGAGGAGATGACTTCCATCATCAACCGCGTAGAGAAGTCTCTTTATGAGCCCGATCAGGGATTGTATGCTCGCGTGAGAGACTTGGAGCAGTGGAAGAGAACACATTCTAAAATTCTCTGGATTGTGGCAACTGCCACTGTCGGCATGTTGGCATCTTTCGTCAAATCAGGAATAGAAAATTTGTTACAGTAGGAGTGATAATGAGCACAGAAGAAAAAATCCCATCCAGAGTCTCTATTACTTATAGTGTGGACTTCAAAGAAGTTCCAGAGCGTGTTAAAATTCTGATGACAGAACTGGCTCATGCGTTTAACAGCATTTCTAAGCTGTGCCGAGATGCAGGGAACCTTGCCCCGGACGATGGAATTGAGGCGCTCAAGTCTATGGTAGACATTAAGGCACTTGTTTCTAAATCCGGTATTCGTGTCGACGATTGCATGGAGATATTGATTGGTTACTTGGGCTTGTTGAAACAGGCGCAGGAGGAAGAGCCTGTCGAACCAGAGGAGGCTGTCCCCTCTCCCGAAGAAGATGAGAAACCTAAAAAGAAAAAATCTAAAAAGAAAGAAGATTAAAACCCGGCGCTCTTTTGGCACACCCTCCCTAGTTATTCAGGAACAGAAGAATCAACACTTCTGTGGCGAGGGAATTCAGCTTGGCCAAGGAAGAAAAGAGTGCTCTTCAAAAAATTGAGGCATTTTTGCAAGTCAACAACATCGAACTGTGTTATACAGAAGATGATGATAATTATATAGATCTGATAGAGGATCGTATTGTGGTATCCCGCCACCAACCATCCCGCAAAGTGATTTATACTATTCTTCATGAGATCGGACACTACTTTAGCGATTTCCACCCCGACGAAGAGTCCCACGCTGCTCAGGTTATTGAAGAAGTTTTGGCATGGGACACTGGAAAAGATGTTGCCTATGCTCTTAGGATAGACATTGACGAAGATGCGTGGAATTCCATTATGATTGCTAGTATCGCCAAATATATTGAGAAATGATCTCTGTTCGTTCCTTTTTTACCTAATTACATATAAGGCATGGAAAACAAACTGTATATTAAAGTCAAGTGTTCTATTTGCAGGGGTGAGAAGCCTTTTTCGTGTCACTATTGCGATTCTCTAGGTGAGAGCTATATAGAAGCCTCTCACAAAACGATAGTTCGTATTGTTAAAGCAATATTACCAGATGAGGATTTGTGCAGACTGTCGAGGGAAGAAGATGTTTGATGATGAATTTCAAGATAATGAGCTGATTGAGGAAGCGTATAAGACTTACACCAAGATCTTGTCCGATGCCATTCGGCTAGGACAAGTGGATGATCCCTTAAAAATGGTAGGACTTTTTTTGGGACTAAATATTGCCGAAAATATCATGTATCAGAAGCTTCTCGACAGTGGGTGCACCATTGAAAGTATTGAAAAGTCTAAGAAAAAAGTAGAACGCATCAGTCAAGACATCATCGCCCAAGTGAGAGGCAAGTTGGTGCAGGGCGGCGGCGACGACAAGGTTTAATTAAATCCTTGTAAGATCTTTCAAAGTGTGATATAATTACTTATATGGGAAAGAAACGCACCCTCCTATTGATATTGGCGATACTCTCGCTTCTTCTCCCAGCTTGTAATGGCTGTGAAGAAGAACTGCAGCGTGTGTGTCCACCACCTCAAGAATGTGTTATAGATTCTGAGGGATATGTACGAACCGGAGAGGAATTCCGTGTCCGAACGATGGGCGAATGTTCTTTAGGTGTGACAACTTGCGATGAAGAACTCAACCTAGTGTGTGAGGGTTATGTTGTTCCTGCACCGGAAGAGTGCAACAACAAGGATGACGATTGTGATGGGCTCATCGACAATGGCATCTCTTGGGATAACGACGAAGACGGAGTGAACTCTCTTGATTCGTGCCTTAACGCGAGAGATTGTGATGACACTAACCCAGCCATTTATCCAGACCACGCTGAGATCTGCGATGGTGTGGACAACAACTGTGATGGAAAGATAGACGACATCGGCCCTGTAGATTGCTGGACGGGCTCTGATGATGTCATCTTTGATGACATCACCCAATGCAAGATGGGCATTATGGAATGTATTGATGGCACCATGACTAACTGCCAAGGCCAAATACTCGATGAAGATGAAACCTGCGATGGTTATGATAACGATTGTGATGGGATTATCGACGAAGATCCAATGGAGCTTCGAACCCTCCACCAAAGGGTATGTGGTTATAATGATCGGGGCTTGTGTTCCTATGGGATGAATTACTGCGTCGAGGGCGATATCAAATGTTTTGATGCGGTGATGCCTGAGAACGAAGTGTGTAATAACCTCGATGACAATTGTAATGGTATCGTCGATGAGAATATTTACCAGCCATGTGAGACAATCTGTGGCGTTGGTGTAGAGATGTGTCAAGATGGCAGTTGGGTAAACTGCAACGCCCCCACACCCCAAGTTGAACTATGCGATTACATCGATAATGATTGCGATGGCGTCGTCGATGAGGGATGTTTGTGTGTGGTGGACGACACTCAAGTCTGCCGCGAGAACATATACGATTCCGACGGCAACCTCTTGAATTGTGGCTATGGCATTCAAGTTTGCGATATGTTTGGTGTCTGGGGCCCCTGTATGTATCAGGGCATTGAACCAGAAATCTGTGACAATTGGGATAACGATTGTGATGGCACCATTGACATGATCACGGCGATGTGTGGTAACAACCCTAGCCTTCATGGGGTAGGCGAATGTATGCTTGGCACCACCACCTGTGAAGTTGGCGAGTGGGGCGAATGTGTAGGCGAGATAGAGCCCACCGAAGAAATTTGCGACATGCTGGACAACGATTGCGATGGAGAAATAGACGAAGACTTAAACACCCATGACCAAGTTGATATGTTATTTATTATAGATATCTCAGGCTCAATGTGTCCATACATCCAAGCACTCTACGAGGGCATCACTGCTTATGTGGCAGACTTCCAGGATTCGGAGCATCGCTTTGGGCTGATTGTCCATCCAATGCGTCATCAATATGCGACACCCGAACTTTTAACACCCAGCATGATGATCGATGCGGCATCTTTTCAATCCCTTTTGGGTGGTTTGTCGTGCAACGGCGGCGGCGCCGAACCCACCACCAACGTTATTATGGATGCGGTTGATCCCATGAACCCAATGGGTATCCCTTGGCGCAGCGATTCCTTTCCTTATGTAATCAGTATCAGCGACGAAGGACCCCAAAGCATGGGCAGTACCTATGAGTCGCCTTCGGACATCGCACCGTTTGTTTCTACTTGCCAACTTGCAGGCTGCGAGCCCGGCGATTCAGTGGAGATATTTTTTATTGACGCTGCCAATTATTTAAGCTCTTGGGGGCCAGCATGCTTCCAAGATCCGGATCGAACAATAGACATTGATCCCGCATCCGGCTCACGTTACACTCAGATTTTGCAGGATATTTTTGAAGATGTTTGTTTCTAGCCTACCAATAAACCGCTACGTTAGGAGTTTCCCTTTTCTATTTACTGATACTATGGAAAAGGAGAAAGTTAAAACAGGTGACTTGGTGTGTTTCGATGGCGATGAAGATGGGCTCCTCTTGGGCGTCGGTCTCGTTGTTGATACCAAGGGTGATGTGGAGGATTTGACAGATCTTGATGACGCCATTAAAGACTTCTATGATGAAGATGAATACTGGAAAATTTCTCATGTTTTACCTGCGTCACCGATGATACTTGTATTGTGGAGTCGCTCTCCTTCTTCTGCCGAAAGTGATTTTAACCTTTACAATATCGACAAAATGGGTTATTCTTTTATGTGGGTATATCCTACCGAAGTCAAAGTGATATCTAAGAAGGGAAGATAAAGTGGAAGAAAACGAACCGATCATTGAACGAAGCCGAATGAACCTGCTTCAATTTATGGCGCTTATTGCCATGTTACTGACTCTCTTAACTGGAGAAAAGATAGGATTCTGTGTTGCCACCGCATTAATGTGTGCGCTCAAGGGGATTTCAATGGTTGTGTATGAGGATTCCAAGGAAGCAATCTTCGCTACCATTTATGCTGGCTTTGCCGTGATGTTCTTTTTGGATTTGTAGGATAGTTATGAATATGTTAAAAGCTTTCATAAAAGTGTGTGTTGTGTTATCCATTCCCATCGCTATACCTGCCAGCGGAGCAGAAATTGGTGCCTTGTGGAACAATGTATCTCTTTTCCACACACCCCTTTCAAATAAGAGGTGCTCGGCAGTTCCGGCTGACAAGCCGCATCGGATACCAGGGTACGAATTTGGATATCAAACAACTGATGACTGCGATTATTTTTATCCGTCGCATACTTCTGTTGCGATGCACCTCTTTTATGTAGAGTGGGTGAACAAGTTCCGCGACGATGACGGACGCATTTTGAAGGCACTTAATAATTTATATGTGGAGTATGGCACCTACCAGCGAATGGTTGCGCGTATTTATAGTATTGATGGAAATTATCGCCCAAAGCCAACGGTGGTGAACGGGCTAGCTGGCAATCATGGCAAATATATATTTGTTTGGATTGGCAAAGGAGCTCACCCAAAGTTGTATAAGACATCACTTGTGCATGAGCTGGTGCATGTGGCAATCTATGCCCTAAACTTTGGCAAACATGGCGATCCCGATCACGAAGGTGATAAATATGAGGGATGGAGTACCATGCACACGAAATTTATTGAAGATACTAACAAGATTCTTGAGAGTATGGATCTGTAACAAGAAGGAGCAGAAGATGCAGAAAAATATTGTTTTTGGAGTTAACGCAGCGATGGCAGCGCAGGGAGCAAAGGCAGCCGACAAGCAACCAGAGCCCACTACTGCGCCGATCATCGAGGATGTCGCAATCATCGAGGATGTCGCCACCTTACAGAACGACATGCAACAACTAAAAGAGGAAAACTCTCAGTTTGCTACAACGGTGGATGAGATGAAAAAGCAGAACGAGGAGTTGCAAGAGAAAATCGAGCAGCTTCTGGCTGCAGCCATCGCGCACAAAGATAACGCCAAGCCACCGGCGAAGAAGAAAAAGAAAACCAAAAAGAAGGCGAAATAATGACAGCTCCGCAAATTAATGATTGGAATAATAATATGAGTATGAAAAAGAAACTTTATGATCAAGCAAAACAAACCCAAAAGGAAATAAAGGATCAAGATGGCGATGCCATTAATTCTGTTAGCAATTGGGAGGGTATTGTAGACGATTATTGTACGATAGTGCAAGCGCAATCGGTGGCAGGAGAAGAAAAACACTTCTTTGACATGAGTGACTATAGCCAAGCCACCATCACTAGGGTTTCTATTGCACTCAAAGAGAAACTAGAAGATGTGTTAATTGTTGTATGTCCTCGTGGTATCGAGGCTAACTGGGAGATGTGTGAATAGCTATGAGCTTGAGCTTAAATATGGGCGATCTCGTAAAGGGTAGAAAGCCCTGGAACGCGGCTGCCATGATAGGGGTGGTGGTGGATTATACCACTTCGGGAGAGCACTTTGATACGTTTCGTATCTTTTGGCTAAACGGTGAAAAAAATCTCTTTTGTGATAAAAAAACCTTCACCACCTGGGAGGTAGCTGCCTCTTTGGAGAGAGTAGATGATGATGTCAACCAAGAAAGATGAAATCCAACGGGTAAACATAGAGAGAATCGCCCACGAAGAGGGACAGTGGCTGGATCTGCCAGATAATGATCTTATAATCTTCCAAACCGCTATTTTTGAATCTGTTTTTAGCTATATAAACATGGCAGCAGAAGATGCCAAGCTTAGTGGAGAATTTGATATTACCCCCGAAAAGATCATCAATGCCATGATGAAAAGAACGGAGATCGAAATCGTGGACGCGCTCATAAAGGCTTATAATAAAAGACTTTTCAACAAAAGTGATAAATAGACTTGACAGGCTTGGGGGTATGTGGTACAATGATCCCGCACCTAGAAACCGGAGGAAGTGTGAGTAAAGAACGCCTTGATAAATTGATTCGAGCCAAAGAAGAGGAAAAAGACACAAAAGATTTGTCCTTTCTTCAATCCTTGCTCTCCAATGTAGAGAAGTGGGGACAACTCACAGAAAAGCAATCCAAAGCACTGGACAAGATCGAGTATCTCTCTTCTCCAGAAGGCAAAGCAGCAGTACATGCGTGGCGCGAAAATTATGTGTCCAAGTTTAGAAAAAAAGCCATTGTTTGCGCTCGTTATTACCTCGCCAATCCCCCCTATTTCAATGACATTGCTAATAATGTAATGTCGAACCCTGAGTTTGTCCCGACAGAGCCTCAGTATCGCGCCATGTGCGAAAATAATTATACGAAGCGTGTATTACAGGAAGCAGCCCGACCCCCTTTGTTTGACAAGGGTTCGATTGTTCAGATCCGCAACGCCCAATCATTGCCATGGGCAATGCGTGAATTAAGGGGCACCCCCTGTGTGGTGATTGATAATGATACAGGCGCGATTCTTACACATGCCCAAGGCGCAAAAGGCTACAAGATTTTGCCCTTTGGACACACTAAGGTCTTTGAGTGTCAAGAACGATACCTCAAGGACTTCAAGCGCCAGAAGAAAGCTTCTGGTAAAGGAGAGAAAGATGAATAAAGAAAATATGAAAGCACTCCGCGATGCAGCTATGGCTTCATTGACGAAAGGTGCTGATATGGCGTTTAAAACCGCTGTTGTTGTTCTAACTTTGAAATTCATGGGCATTTTGCAGGTTCCCTAATGAACGCATTTCTTGAATGTGGCGATCTGGTTCGCATGTGCGCCATGGCAGAACCTTGGGCTGTAGATCCCGATAGCATCACTTGGTGCTACGGGGTGTTTATAGAAGCGCGAGAAGTGAAGCCATTCCTTGCTGGCGACAAACAGGATCTCATTCTGTGTGAGGGCAGACCCATGCTCTTCGATCATTATTGGCACAAGGAGAAGATTGCCTGATGTCAGAGGAGGAAAGAGAACTTTTTAATAAGATGTTGATACATCACAATAAAAGTTTTGCTCAGGATAAAACGGAAGAAGATCGTGGACGCCACAAAATTATATACGAAGAGGCAAAGAAGGAACTGTGGAGACTACAGGACGAGTGCCGAGGGAGGTGACTTGTGATTGTCTGTTTATGCAATTCTTTAACAGATAAACAAATAAAAGAGGTTTGCGACTCCTGCCTAACCAAGCAGGAGTTTGCAGACTGCATGAAGAAAAAGTTTTGCGGGGGAAGTTGTCTCCTGTGTTACGCGGAGCTGATTGCCAGTTTCGAGAAGGAAAAGAAACAGTAAGGAACATAGTTGCTTGACAAGGAAACAATTATGTGTTAGAGTGATAGTATGGAAGAGAATTTTGAAAACCTGAAATTAGAGATTGAAAACTTGAAATCCCAGATTCAGAGTTTGAAAAGCGAGATAGAGTCTTTGAGAGACAAGCTTTCTCACAAGGGTAAGCTCTTGGAAGAATGTTATGGAGTCATTCACTACAAGGGTGCATGGCTCAGTCTTTCCGATGATAATATCGACGGGTTAAGAAAGTACATTAAAGAAGCGAAGCCCGCTTTACAGTTGGGCTACAAGATTTGGGGAGTTTAGTATGAGTTTTGCATTTATACACAGTTTGATAATTATTACTGCTGTAAATTTTATTGTCGTCTTCGGGGGAACCATGGGGTTTCTTTACGTTAGAGACAAAATTACTGCAAAGAAGGAAGAGGAAGAATAGTGATTTACGATAAACTTGTAAGAGATCGTATCCCTACCATTTTAGAGGCAAAGGGAAAGAAGTTCAAAGTTTGCCAAATAGCCGAGGGGTTTGAAAAGGGAAATTATTTGAAGAAAAAACTCATTGAGGAAACAGATGAGTTTTTGCAAGATCCTTCTATCGAGGAGCTTGCCGACGTGCAAGAGGTAATCTTTGCGTTGGCAAAGAACATGGGCTTCACCCGCGAAGATCTAGAGATCGTGCGCGAGTCTAAAGCCGTTCAGCGAGGTGTTTTTGATGACAACTGGGTTCTCCAAGAGGTTGTATAATGAAGAAGTTTATTGTTGGTTGCCTCTTCGTGGCAGCATGCGGCGCCCCTCCGGTTCCGGCTCCCGATGAAGATCCGCGCTACTGCTCTCACTTATATCCCATCGACTCACCTCCTACCTTGTGCGAGTCCAACTCTTACGGTGACTGTTGCACTTGGGAGATAGAGACTGATGGTGGCATATGCCGATCAGACTATTGTTCCTACTATGGGACGCAGAACTGTGAGTGGAAGCTGCAGTACACGAACTGCGCGAGGTAAATATGACAAAGCGAGAAGCAGCGAGAGAGTTTAGGGAACTTTGTGAGAAATACAATTTACGATATAAGCCGAATGAAGCTGGCGAACCTACGTCGCCAACTCGTAAGCGCCTGAATCCTGACGATCATTTATATTATCTGAGTCCCGACAGGGTTGGGATTGCAGTTTCGCGGGACTCAAAAAAGAAATACACATTTCTCAAAAACAAATTAATAGGACTTGGGTGTGAACTTATCCAAGGTGGAGACAGCGAAGGAAACTTTGCAATTTCAGAAGATAAGCTTTTGGAGATCGCAAAGCTTCTTTCATGTGTTAAGAAAAACCGCACTTTTTCCATTGAGGAAAGAGCTGCCATCCGAAGGAGACTAATAGGATGAAAAGGAAAACTACGACTCTAAGTGACACGTTCGGTGATGATTTTTTGACAATTGACGGTTTGATGTCTTTTTTCAGATACAAAACGGTGAGCCAACTGGCACAAGAATCTGGGATCGAATCTAAGAAAGTATCGAAAGTGATCAAAGAAATGCGGAAACTTGGGTATGTCCTCAAGCGCGGCAGGGCATATAAATACCCTAATGGTTAGTAAAATATGAGAAAATTATCCCCTGGCACCCCTTTGAGGGTAAAGGTGGAAGGCGGTGGCGAGGATTTTGCCACCGTCGTTCACGCCTCCCCATCTAAATTTACCAGAGATCTCTATCTTGTGCGTTGGGGCGACGGTACTTACACACTTTTTGAGGCAAAAAAGGAGAATTTGATTAAAGATGACAAAACTACCTAAAAGAAAACTATTTAAAAGGGTACTAGATGTGGCTGTTGCGGCCGGCATCATTTTGCTGATAAAAGGAGAGGAAACAGCGCAAGCCCTTAAAAAGAAAGCAGAAATTTTTTCCGCAAAAAGGACTTGACATGATCCCTGCCATGGTGTATAATGGTAGGGATCAGAAAACACCAACCCGGAGAAAAATCACATGGCAATCGACTTTAAGACGTTTAATCAAACCGCACCTCTCATTTTAGACTCGAAATTCCCCGTTTTATTGCGTGGGCGCCACGGGATAGGTAAATCTCAGGTGGTTTATCAGGTTGCCAAGAAGCTCCGTGTGCCCGTTGTGGAACGTCGAGCCTCCCAGATGACAGAAGGCGATCTGCTGGGTATTCCTTCCCCCGATGGCATGACTATTAATGGTGAGCAAGCATCGAAGTTTCGCCCATTTGATTGGCTCGTGCAAGCATGCACCGAGCCCGTGGTGCTTTTCTTTGATGAAATTGATCGCGCAACCATTGAGGTGCGCCAAGGCATTTTTGAACTCACTGACTCTCGCAAACTTGCGGGATGGCACCTACATGAAGGTACAGTGATTGTTGCTGCCATCAATGGTGGTGAGCATGGCTCTCAGTATCAGGTAGGTGAAATGGATCCTGCCGAGTTGGATCGGTGGGCAACATTTGATGTTGAGCCCTCTGTGGAAGATTGGCTGGATTGGGGTAAGGATAATGTTAATGAACTTATCTGGGACTTCATCAATCAAAATCGGAAGCACCTGGAACACTTGGATGACTTTGAACCTAATAAAGTTTACCCGTCTAGGCGTTCGTGGGATCGCCTGAGTCAAACGATGGATGAAGCTGGGCTCTTTGCCAAGCCTTCTGCCAAAGCAGTTTTCAACTTGACTTCTGTTTTTGTTGGGTTTGAAGCAGCTGTAGCATTTTGCGACTTCATCAAGAATTATCGCAAGATTGTAACTCCCGAAGATATTTTGGCAAATGGCAACATTAGCCTCACCGAGAAGTTCGGCATCAACGATCATTCTGCGCTCGTAGAGAAAATGGAAGCAGCAGGATCGTTTAACGATAAGTTGAAAAAGAAAGAACTTAAAAACCTTGCGGCTTACTTCAAGACGCTGCCTTCTGAGGTAGCGATGAAGCTGTGGTATTCCCTCACCGCATCAGGCGGAGACATTCAGAATACCATAAGTCTGCATCCTCTCATCAAGGAAGAGTTGGTGGGTATGCTCACCAACATTGATGATCCTAAACTTAACACCGAAGAATAGGAGTTAAGATGACTAAAAAAGTATTTAACTTGAATCGCCACACTGCACGTCTGTTGATGGATGAGCCATTCTTTGCTGCCTTGAGTCGCAGAGTGGATAAGGTAGAGTGTCGAGCTTTGCCCACTGCCGCAATGAGGCTGGATGATGATGGCTTCTTCACCATGTTGTATAATCCTGATTACTTTGCTGATTTGACAGATCAGGAAATGGCAGATGTATTGAAGCATGAGTTTTATCATATTATTTTTGAGCATGTCACTGGCAGACTCCCCGGAGAGACTGTTACGATGCTGTGGAACTTTGCTACCGACTTGGCTATCAATAGCCATCTGCGTCATCTGCCCGAAGGTGCGTTGATACCAGGAGAGGCAGACTTTGAAGATCTCCCCAAAGGGTTATCCGCTGAACAGTATCATGCCATTCTGCAACAGAGGCAGAAGGAAGAAGAGAAATCTCAAGGTGAAGGAAGTTCATCCGGTTCCGAGGGAAAGAAAACACTCGATGAAATCGATGAGTTTGATAGCCACGATGGTTGGGGCAAGTCCGAAGGTGCAGCCCCACAAATTGCCAAAGAGCGATTGAAGAACATGATCCGCGAAGCAGCTAAGGAGGCATCTGCCAGTGGTGGGTGGGGGAGTGTTCCTGAGAATATCAAGAAAGACATCCTCTCTCGCATTGATGGTACGCTGGACTGGAAGAAGGTTCTGAGGTATTTCATAAAAACCTCCCAGAAGGCAGAGAAATCCTCCACCGTTAAGCGTGTCAATAGACGATACCCTTACCTTCACCCTGGTAGAAAGACGAGCCGCCAAGCTCGTGTAGCAATCAGCATCGATCAAAGCGGAAGCGTTGATGATGGTATGCTTGCAGCATTTTTTGGTGAACTGAATAAGTTGGCAGAGATTGCCACCTTTACTGTTGTGCCGTTCGATACGAACGTAAGCGAGGAGAATGTTTTTGATTGGCGCAAGGGGCAGAGATTTGCCCACAAGCGTGTGCTTAGTGGCGGAACCTGCTTTGATGCACCCACTGCTTATGTAAACGAACGAGCCTTTGACGGACATATTATCTTGACAGATATGTATGCACCTAAGCCAAAGTCAAGCAAGTGCCAGCGCATGTGGATGACTACTCCACAGAACGCCAAGAACCCTTACTTTAAAACCAACGAAAGGGTGGTAGCTATTAGTTATGATCAAGGGAATTAAAGGTTTTGCGCTAGGCTTCTTTCTAGGAGGTGCCGTGTTTTTCATTCCTGCCATGGCATCGGTTGCACAGGTGGAAAGACAGATTGGAAAATTTATCGGCTCCTTTAGATGCAGAACGGTTGAAGTTCAGGACATTGATTTGTGGGGAGGCAAGGTTCTTGTGAAATCTGAGGAGTTGAATTTGAGCTTTGTCATGATTGCCAAGGGGAGTGCTACCTATGATATTTGCCCTGTGGGTGTGGGTGTCACTAGCCTTAAAGCGATCCCTCCCAAAAAGTGATCTCCAATTCCCCTTTAAAAACAGCTACTTAGCTAAGTACTTGATTTTAAAGGGTTTTTATTTAGAGGTGCGTGATGCCGATGGATCTAAGAGATCCCCCTAAGTACCAGCAAGTTGGCATAAGTCCAGCCCATGGGCATAAGTCTAGCAATGTCGTTTTTTCCCTAGAGCCCCGTATTTTAAGGAGAAACGAGGGTATAAAAGCCTTGATCTTCTTGGCCAGTATGGTATGATGGTACATCTTAAAAATTGAGAAAGGCTCAAAATTATGGCTCATCCAGCAACCCCATTTATCTACACCCGCAAAGACTACATCCAAAACAACGCTTGCACCCATAAACAATACTATCGCCAGCTTGTTAAGCCAGCACTGTTGGATATAGTCAAGAATTACTTTGGACTGGAGGCTCTCATGAGCCCTCGAAATGACGGACACTTCAACCACCTCGCACTCAAGAAGTGGGATCGTTTGGCGTACAACGTCCATATGCCCACGGATGCAGATTGGAAAATGGTTGGTGACTTCCGCACCCAAGCAGGTTGCGTATGTGTATTGAAACAAGCAGCCGCGATGGTTGTCGAGCAAGAAAAGGCAGGTGAATAATGAAAGAATTTGTAATTTGGGGAATTCCGCCCGGAAAGACCGAAGAAGAAGTCCTTTACACTAAGGCAAAATCTGGTAAAGAGGCAATTGTTGTGGCTAACAACCTAGTGATTGCCTACGGTGTAACCAAGCCTAGAATTCAAACCATCGATTTGTCCGAGTGTCCCTCAAAACTTTTTAAGTCAAAGGATATTGTTAATGTTTAAAGCCAAAGCGAACGCAAGCAAGCGAACCAAAAACCGCTTCCGAGAGCATACCTTGGTAGTGGGAGCCCGAATGGAGGAAACCAACGAGCCCGTAACCACCATTTTTAAGTTTGGTGAGTTGCAAGGTAAAAAGTGCATTTCCATGCAATCGCTGGAAGAAGATACCAAGTTTCCCACCTCCCCACGTTGGATGGGCTGGATACCTTTAGACGAAATTGAAGAAGTAGAGGAAGAATAAATGATTAAAATTTCAGGCCCAATGAACCCAACTGTATTTCAGACACCCAATAATAAATGGTACGCATGCGCGGGAGGCGAGTGGCTCGAAGTACCCGCTGGCACCCAACTGAGCGACCTTGATTGGGTTGACGATTGGAAGAAGGAAGGGGCATTAATTGATCCAGAGATTAATCGATGCTATAGGACAACCGTGAAAGGCTCCAAGGGCAATGAGTATAAAGTAGAAGTCTGGACTGACGGGAAAACCAATTGCGAATGCACTGGCTTTGCCTATCGTCGAACCTGTAAGCATGTAGAGGCTGTTAATGCCGAAAGGAACGTTGAATAATATGAACCCAAACGACTGGAAAGGCCCCAAGGGAGGCAATGGCATCTTCGCAACATGGACAACCACCGATCTGGATGGTATCGTAAAGGAGGTTGGGCTGTACCGTAGCTCCACCGGAGCCATTGAGAGGAAAATGTTTAGAACGGTGCGCGAAGCATTGGACTATGGATTTAAGATGGATTATCGCCACCGAAGCCACATCCGTTACAGCGATTTCCTAGCGGGAAAAGGAGAATAAAATGACATATCAAGTGGTGATAAAAAGAGATGGTGACGCACCGGAGAACGAAGGTGGGGTTATCGCATCCTTTGTTACGAGAGAGTGTGCCAATGCCTTTGTTGATGGTGTTGAGTATGTAAACTGTTACGACTCAAGTTTGCTTGTTGCAGTGGTAGAAATCGAGCGACCCGATGAAGCACAAGAGCGATACGATTGGGGAGAAGAATAAAATGGAAAAGTATCATCAAGTGATTAAAGATTTAGCCCGTTATGAATTTGGGTGCGGGTATTATACTCGCCCCACTAACCCCTCGCAAGAGGTTCAGGTGAAAGACTTACAACGTAGAATAGCAGAACATTACCCCGATTTGAAATCCGCCAAGCAAGCCCTCAAACAAGTACAAAAAGGAAAACATAATGATTATATGTCCATCCATTAAGTCCCCCCGCATCAACAACCATCTTAAAAACACCTTTGGTGTTGATCGCGAAGAGGCAATCCTTGATGAAGTGTGCGTACCCGCGCCCATTGGTTGCGGCAAGCCTGTTATCAAGTTTCACACTGTGGAATCCGCGAAGGAATTTGAAATCTCAGGACTTTGCCAGTCCTGCCAAGACGAACTTTTTGAAGGAGAAGAATAAAATGACTCAAATTAAAACCGAAAACACAATACGTGTATCCACTGAAACAGAAAAGTGCTTTGTAACCCTTAAAGAATTCTGCCAACTTTTCTGGCGCGGCGATTTTCCCCTCTTGAAGAATAGGTATTTTAACGGAAGGGGCAATGTGAATTATGTTAGAGGCGTCTTAGCCCCTAAATGCTGCAGCCGCACAAGAAGAAAGCATCGGAACTGTTCAGCCATCAATCGGCAGAAGAACTCGTCGAACCACTGGGAAGTTGATTTAGTCTCTTGCCACCGCGAAGAGGCACGTCTGTGGAAGGAGGCGGAAGTGAGAAAAGAGGTAGAACAGTTACCTGCAACGATGGCGTTGAAAATGCTGCAGGAACAACAAGAGAAGCTGCTAGGGGAGACTCAAGCCAAACTCGCTGCCCTGCGTGAGCAGGAATTTCAAGTACGCCATAGCACGACTGCTTAATATAATTAAACTAACAGGAGAATAATATGGGAACCCGAAGCGATATTGTTGTTTGTATGAAGAGTGAGATTTATAAGAAACTCTCAGATGAAAGCCGCCACTTTCTGCAGCATGATGCACGATTGGCAGCACCAGAACCAGAAGGCATTGCATTTATCTTTGAGGACATTAAGTGGTATCGATATTCGGACAAAGAGATAGATAAACTCTATTCTGATTTGGCACCCCAAGATATTGAGGACTATATTGTCATCGAAGCATGCCCCGAATACCCTTCGGACGAATCTAGTGGTGATGAAGGTGCTTGGTGGGACAACCCTTGGGGATTTAGAAAAGAAATATCAGTTAGCATTGACGGCATTTAGAAGGAGATAACATGGAAGAAAGATTAAACACAATTTTAAACATTTTTGAACGCTCCCTCATTGAGAATCAAAGAGGCGAAAAGTCAGACTACGCTTTGAAGAACGATTACATTGATATGAAGTATGAGTTTTTGAAATTGCTACTGGACGCAACCCACCGAAAAGAATGGTCTTCCTTTAACTTTGATCTGTTTCAGGAGAAGGTAAAAAAGACGAGCCCCCTCATGCAACTGGATGGGGAGTAAAATAACATGATAGAAGTTGGAGATTTAGTTACACACGACAGTCTTTCACACAACCAAGAAGTGTTTGGGTACCCCAAACTTCAAGGGATTGTGAAGAAGGTTGTTAATAAAAGCCCTCACGCCCATATTCAGGTGTTCTGGCTCAACAATGGCTCTAAGTTTAACATAGATGAATGGTTCCTCGTAAGCTCACTCACAAAATTATCATAGGAGATAATATGTCACAAGAACAAACCCTCGCCCACCTCACTAGCAAAATCCTCATGGCATCCCGCTTGCATTGCCCAGACATGGCTCTGCTGTCCTTCCTCTCTCAGCTAGGGGAGTTGGATGACACCCAACGCAATGCCGTCTTAGAGACTGCTAGAGTGGCTCATGATGATGTGGTGCAGCGCACTGAGATGCTCTACCGCGCACCATTTGATCAAGCCTGTTACCACGATTAGCCTGTTACCACGTTTAGAAGGAGAAAAGTATGAAAAAATTAACCACTAAAGACGACGTTCTTGATTATTTATATAACGATAGGGCATGGGGATATGAAGCTATTGGTATCTTTGAAATGCGATATGGGGGGAAAATGTTTGGTATTGCCTATTTGGAGGACAAGTACAGCACCCTCGCAAAGCTAGAGGAAGAATTGGACGGTAAAGTTTTAACATCTCAGCTTATGAGTTTACCATGGCACACAGCCATTTATCACGCCCTTAGTTCCCGATTAATTATTAGGAATAGAAATGATGCTGTTGGAGATTATGATATATATTATGATGGGGAGTGGCACCCGTGGGAGCTAAAAACAACGCAAGGCGAAAAGTTTCAAGGCTCTACTCATTCTAGCAGCAAGACACCCCGTACTATTTTATTGAAGTATGAGGTGGATCGCACAATGCCTATTGTAGATGGCGCAATGCCCGGTCTTGTAACTGCCATTCATCTGGAAGCACACGAAAAGTTGGGGATTTTCAGTGGATGGTTTGGGAAACCAACCAAAAAGAATAGTCGAACTACTTTGGGCGTACACATTTCAGATCTTGCGGCGTATGTGTCTGGGATTACTTTCGGCTCGGCTCGTGCATGTACGAAGTGGTGCAAACACCTCACTGAACAATTAACAACACCAAACACAGAGAGAGTAAACAATGCAATTAAAACCATTAGGTAAAAACAAAACCCTCATCACATATGAGGTAATCGATCCTGCATTCCCAGCCACCATCTATGACAAGGATGTATATTTTTCTTACGGTGAGCCTGTTGTTATTGTCGACTGGCTCAACAAGAAGGTTTACAAGACGGTTGAAAAGTATAGCCGAACCACCTCCAAACATGCCAACGAATTCATGCGCCTTTCAAACCGCTTTGATTATGAAAGTGATGGTAGCCCTGTTGCGATCCCAAAATGGACTTTCATTCATGCAAACAAAATGCGTATGCACGAATTAGCCGCACCTAAAACCGAACCATTAACTCATGAGGTAATATAATGAAAGATGTTGTAAATCAAATTATGGCCTACGAGCAAGGGGATATGGATGATGAGGAAGTCATAGACTTCTTTCAAGTCCTCCTAGACACCCGCATAATCTATAGTCTGCAAGGGTCGTATCAGCGACAGGCACAGGCTCTACTGGAGGCTGGCTATATTGAGAGGAGTGTTCCCAATGACGCATGAATATGACTGGATAACCAATGAAATGTATGATGCCAAATTGCGAGAGATCTGCCGTGTGGAGGGGAGTGACTTTTTGGTTACGCACGTTACTGGCGTCTATGAAGCGGTTAGAGAATACTTTAATAATGATGTGATCCAAGAACTGGAGGATGAGCGTGAAGAGCGCATCTACACAACCGATTGGGATGACACAGAAGAAGGAGAACCAGAAGATGACTTATAAGATTATTAGATTTAGATTTAAAGGCGACAACCGTGTTATTGCTAGGGGCTTAACCCTTGAGCAAGCACAAGCACACTGCA